GCGTGGGACAGTCTAAACATACCCTTAGAGACTCTATTGGAGGTAAATGCCTTGGCTAAGAATTTTGTGTCGCACACGAACGGCACGCAGACAGTGGATGGCCGTACCGGTCAAAACAACAAGATGGAACGCGGCGATTCTGTCGTAGCGAATCCAATCTGGAAGCCGGCACAGCCACAGTCGCCACGGCAGCGGTTCGATGATCCGAAGTACGCTAGCCAGACGGGTGGTTACGGGGAGATTTCGGTGCGCGAAACTCCGTTTAATCAGCATGGTCCTACCGGCAAGGTGGAACCAGCCGCGCCGCAGCCAAAACTGAAGGGCCATAACGCCGCCCCCCACACCAAGCGACCGTAGCCGTGACAGTCCTCCCACGGGAGGCGTCCTACGAAGACTTCTGTGATTACATCATAGAGGTGCGTGGGGATGTTCCTGACGCGGAAATAGACGAGTTGTGGACTCGTCGGCACAACCTGTTGGGTTTGATGGTGAACACCGGTCGCGGTCAGCGATCCCAGTTGCCTCCCGACGAACAGCATTTGACCCGCAACGAACGCGGTCGGAAAGCCGAGAGGGAAGCGTTGTCTCAGGGCCGCAACATTGAACGTCTACCCGATAAGGCGCATTTCTGATGGCTCGTTTAACCCGCGCCGACAAGTACGAGATAATCCAACGCAAGTTGGAGGGTGCTGCCCGTTGGCGTGACGAAATGGGTTACGACGACCTGTGGCGTCGCATGAACGATCTGTACCGTGGGAAGCATTGGCCTAGAACGACTGTCAACAGAGAAGATCTTGTTGCTGTCAATTTGGCTTTCAGCACCGTGAACGTGATTGCGCCGTCGGTGTCGGTGAACTATCCGAAAATTGTTGTTTCCCCCAATCGGGAGGACAATCAGGATCATGCCACGTTTGTTGAGGCTGTCATCAACTACCTGTGGCGGCATCACGATTTTCGCAAGCCGTTTCAGCGGTCGGTCAAGGACTTCCTCATTTTCGGCCATGGTTGGATCAAGGTTGGTTGGAAGTTTGTTGAGCAGGAACGCATGCTGGGGGACACTGAGCGGGAAGAAATGTTTGAAACGGCGATGGCGGAGGTGGATCTCCTAGCCGAAGAAGACCCGTTTATTGCCGGGGAGTTGCCTGATAACGAAAGGTTGGAGGCAGATATTCCGACCACGGCGATGACGATTGTGGAGGATCAGCCGTTTGTTGAGCGGGTTTCACCGTTCGACGTGTTTATTGATCCGGAAGCGACCTGCATGGAGGATGCCCAGTGGATAGCGCAGAGGATCGTGCGCCCGCTGGACGAGGCAAAGAAGGACAAGCGGTACAAGGCGTCGGCGCGCAAGAACTTGAGTGCCGATTCGTTGTTGAATCCGCTGTTTGCTCCCACGGATCGTCAGGAACAGGAACAGTACCTGATTAGCGAAGAGCGCACCGTTATATTTGAGTTCTACGATATTGCCTCCAACACGATGGCGGTTGTGCCTCAGTCCGGTGGCGAGTTTCTGGTGGACCCGACCCCCATGCCGTACGCATACGGGCAACCGTTTGTGATGATGCGCAACTACGATGTCCCCGACTATTTCTACCCGATGGGTGACTTGGAAAGCATTGAGTCGTTGCAGTTGGAGTTGGACAAGACTCGTTCCCAGTTGGTGAATGCCCGTAAGCGGTATGCCCGCAAGTACCTGTACCACGAGAGGTCGTTTGGTCCGGAAGGCCGTGAGGCTTTGGAGTCTGACGAGGACGGGCGTCTGGTGCCGGTGGTGGACGAAAACAAGCCGCTGTCAGAGGTTGTGGTTCCGATGCCGCAAACCCCGTTGTCTGCGGACGTGTACAATTTCTCTGCGATTATCGAAGAGGACATCAACACGGTCAGTGGTGTGTCGGAGTATGCGCGCGGTCAGATGCCGGAGATTCGGCGCACGGCGACCGAAGCCAGCATTATCGCCGATGCGGGCAACAGCAGGGTGTCTGAGAAGTTGGCTATCGTGGAACTTTCGATTGCACACGTTGCACGGCGTGTAGTGCAGGTTATGCAGCAGTTTATGACTGGTGAACACATGGCGCGGGTTTCCACGCGGGGACCGCAGGACCTGTTCATCACGTACACGCGGGACGACATCGTTGGCGAGTTCGACTTTAGTGTTGAGGCTGGTTCTACGCAGCCGATCAACGACACGGTGCGGAAGCGGCAGGCAGTGGAAATGATGCAGGCTCTGGCCCCGCTGGTGGGGACCGTCATTGATCCTGCGGCGTTGGCCCGCTACGTATTGCAAAACGCGTTCGCGGTCAAGGACGCGGACAAGTTCATCCTACAGCAGCAACCCCCGCCGGGTACTCCCGTTGAAGACGCGAGTGCCCCGCAGGGACTGCCGGGTGGGGCACCAATGGCTGGCCCTCAGGGGCCTCCGGTGCGACCGGAGTTGATGAAACAACTCCAAGACCAGATGGGGCTGAATTTCAGGCCACAGATGGGCAATCAATAATGGGACAGTTTACCGCTGTCTAATAGGAGCAACCCTTAGGACTCCGAGGAGAAAATAGAATAATGGCAGAAGATGTTGTGGAATCCGCAGGAGCGGACAGTCCAGATTCTTCAGTTGGGGTTCAACAGGAACCTGCTGGTGAAGCGTACACCGTAAAGGTGGACGGAGCGGAGCAGCGGGTCAGTCTGGACGAACTTCGGGACGGATACCAGCGACAGTCGGATTACACCCGTAAGACGCAGGAGTTGGCTTCCGAAAGGCAACGGTTAGAACAGGCTGAGGCGATAGTGTCGTCTTTGGAGTCAGATCCAGAGGGGACGTTGAAGGCTCTTGGTGATGCGTTTGGAATATCCGCCATTCCCGGCGAGAACCCGGAAGTATCGGGTTCGATGTGGGATACGGAGGATAGTGAAACAACCAAGCGGCTCACCGAACTAGAGGGCCGCGTCAAGGGCTATGACCGTTTGCACAAAAAGCAAGCATTGGAGAAGCAGGTAACCAGCCTCAAGAACAAGTACGGGGATTTCGACGAAAAGGAACTGTTTCAGCACGCCCTGCGAAACAAGATAGGCAACCTAGAAGCCGCTATCACACACATGCGGTACAACGACGTTGCATCTAAAGCAGACAAGTTGGAGCAGGAACAGAATCGTTTGGAGGCCAAGCGTGACGCCAGCGTAGTGGAACCTTCGGGTTCTAAGCAGGCGGGTTCTACGAGGCGGGCAGTTGAAAAGCCGATGAGTCTAAGAGAGGCTTTTGAGAATGCCAAGAGGGAACTGTCTTCATAACTATTAGAGCGAGGTGACAGGTTATGGCTGCTGGCAACAGCAATTTTGACGAGATTCTGTCTACTACCCTCAAGAACTACATCCCGAAACTTACTGATAACATTTTCAGCGCACGGCCTTTGTTCTATGCGTTGACGAATGGTCAGACGATTCGGCGTATTTCGGGTGGTGCGAAGATCGTTGTCCCGATTATTTACGGGACCAACTCAACGGCGGGTTCGTACTCCGGTACGGACACTATTTCCACGACGGCACAGACGGGCATTAGCGCGGCTGAGTACGACTGGAAGCAGTATGCCGCCACTGTGACAATCAACGGTATTGAGGAAGCGCAGAACAACGGCGAGGCTCAAATCATTGATCTTCTGGAAGGCAAGATCTTCCAGACGCAGGAAACCATTATTGAGAACATGAACACCATGTTGTTCGGGAACGGTACTGGTAACAGTAGCAAGGATTGGCTGGGCCTGAGTGCTTTGGTCGGTTCTACTGGTTCCCCCGGTGGCATTGACTCTACTGATGGCGACAACTCGTGGTGGCGTTCAGCGGTAACCAATCAGGGCGGTGCAATCACCGTTGCTGCTATGGCTACCCTGTACAACAACTGTTCGGTCGGTAACGACCAGCCGACCATTTGCATCACGGGTCAGAACCAGTACGAGGCTTACGAGGCTCTACTGGATGGTCAGATCCGCTACACGGACACCGACATGGCCGACGGTGGGTTTCAGAACCTGCTGTTTAAGGGCTGTCCGATTACGTTTGACGGAACCTTGGCCGGGGAAGGCAAGTTGTACTTCCTTAACACCAAGTACCTCCAGTTGGTTGCGCATAGCGACGTTTGGTTCAAGCCGACGCCGTTCGTGCGTCCGACCAATCAGGATGCGGTGTTCTCGCAGTTGCTCTGCTACGGCGAGTTGACTACGAGCAACCGCGCCCGTCAAGGGTACATGTACGGCATTACGCCTGCATAGTTAACGGTTCGTCGCCACGGGAGGCACTATGGCACGGAGTTTCGCATACGCACATAAACGGGGAAAGCGCCCCGCCGATGAACCGGCGGGCAACTTTAAGACGCTCAACCCCGAACATCACGCCGTTGGGCGTGACAGGCGTATCCATCGCGTAAACCCCACCCCCCCCC